GTTTGGACCCAGGGCCAGTAGATGGCAGCGTAATTACTAGTTAGAGCCACAGTTCGCTCGTCTGACTGCCCGTTAGTCCAATCAATAGCTTGTTGTACTGTGTTTAATCCCTCTGGGGGAGACACCACTGCGATAAAGTTTTGGGTACTCTCAGCTAATGTAACCAGAGTATTTTGAACTGATTGATCATTATTTCCTGGAATAATAGCTATTCCTATATTAAGAGTATCATCATCAAGAGAATATATACCAGTCTTGTCCGTCACCGTACCAATTAAAGCAGCATCATTCTCAGTTCCATTAGCTCCACTAGCTAATTTGTAAGTCCCTTGAATAGGCTTAACAAATCTAGGATTAACAGCAGAAAGAGTTCCATCTTTGGTTCCATCAAAACCACCATTTAGGAATGTAGCAGATAGAGGATGAATAAAATCTTTCAATGCCGTAACATCTAACGACCCAGACCCATCAGCATAAACAAAAGAGGCTTTAATGTATTGAGATTTTAGATCAGTAGATCCAGTGTTAATAACATCTTCAGCAAAAGCACCCGAAGCTAAAAGAGAAATTTTAAAAGACTCAGCAGCGGTCCCATCTCTATTAATTTGAAAATTAACAGTATCCCCTCCTGTCTTTAGAACTTGTGCAGAATAACCACTAGTAGTTCCATCGGTTTTAGTTCCTTCATTATAACCTCTTCCTGGGTATAAACTTTGAACACCATAGGAAATGCTACTAGTTCCTGTATCCTTGAGAGATATGCCAGTTACTGACATGGTGGCACCAGAGGCATCTTGGTTTGCCACACCACTTAAATCTACGGGCCATAGAATATTCCACGGAACCACTCTAGCAGAATCAGACCATGCAGAAACAGATAATACAACCCCAGACCCAGCATATCCAGCAGTAATATATCCCGTATCTAGACTAGCCGCATTATAATAAGACGCTACAGAAGCCCCATCCAAAGAACCTCCTATAATTTTCTTCAAGGCTACTGCCTGTTTGTTGTTATTTCCTGTCCCTAACACGGTGCCACTAGGAATATTAAACTCTTTAGGAGTATTGAACATGTTTGCACCGTCTACATTAACTTGTACCGAGAGAAAAATAGATGATCCATGTATACTGTCAACTCCACCGCTAACACCAGAAACTAAAATAGCAGGACAACCCCCTAGCTTTACATTGGCAGAGGCATCCTTAGATCCACTCCCAGCAGCCCGAACAAAGTAAAGGGAGTTAGTGGTTTCCAGCATCTCTAGAGAGCCCTCTAAACCTTGCCCAGCAATATCTTCAGCGGGATTACCAAAAGTTTGTACTAGCAACTCTGGGGAAGTAATTAAGGTAGCTTTATTAGTAGGTCCTACATCTGCAAACCCAACCACACCTACAACAGACGGATTAATAGAGGCAGGATAATCACTAATATCCTTTTCTACAATATAAACACCGGGACTGACGAAATTAGCCATTTTTAATACCTTTATGCGTTAGTAATTTTTAAAACTCTTCTTTTTGCTAAGTTTTTAATAGTATTGGTTATTGCTGAGTCTGGGACAGCGATAACTTCTCGGGGCGCTAACCACCTAGACTTTGGACCCTTAGGGGTAGATAGTATAATTTGCCTACCGATATAAGAATCATTTTTAATTACTTTCATAAATATCTCCTATACTTATTTACCCTTGTGGGTACTACAACTCACTTTATTTTTTACGAAACCCACAAATTGGTTACTAGCTTATCTATTCTTCCTGTAGAGGTGACCTTAAATTTAGGGCTAGGTATAAACAATTCAACAGACACAGAGAAAGTCTTCCTAATTAGCCTAGTTTCCCTATCCCCTGCGCTAATAGCTGTGTTATTAGTCTCATCTACTAAAAAAGCTTTTAGACTGTCCGAAAAATCAGTCTTTAAATTTAAACTAGGGTTGAATCTTAGTCTAATACTTTGAGATATTTGATCTAAGTCTTCCATGTATTTAGTCCACAGGTTCACGGAAAAGCTAACAGTTACAGGTACATCTGCCAGCCCTATTATCCTCTCCGCTCTCTGCTTATCCTCATCCCATACACTATTCTGAATTAGTATGTTATCATACCTTCTTTTAGTTTCATCATTCTTAGCAGTTAGCTGATGGATAGTGATAATTGGAAGAATTATGTTATTCTCTTGGAACTTTTTAGCTACTGCTCTCTCCCCTGCTGCATGCATAGACTTAATTCTAGTCAGCTTGTTATCTCCAGTAACATAATGTAAGTTACCAAAGGATACTATTAAAGAACGCAGAACTTCTTTGTAAACAAAGGGGGATAGGGTAGAATTATTAACTGCATCCAAGATATACCCTCTCCATAGAGCCTGAGAAGTTCTACCCACAGAGCTAGTAGTTGTCCCCATAGTTTCTGTAGTAGCTTCTATTACCTCAGGTATGGTCTTACCTAGATATACATTCTCTCTAGTTTTCAAGGTTCAGATACCCCCCAAGATCATTAGTTCTTTCGTCCAAGTCCTCATCCAAGATAGCTTCAGTATCACGGAGGAGTTTAGCGGAGCAAGCCATATGAAAAACCCCATAAATCTCAAAGCTGTCTTCTTGAACCTCATAAATTTCATATTTTTGGTTCTGGAATCTAGGCTTAATTACATCCCCAGCTTTAGGTTCCTCATGAAGCTTCTGTTCTATATAAGATTTATTGAATATAAATATCTGTTCATTCTGAATCTCCAATCCAAACTCAGATAGAGTTTCTTCCAGAACAGTAGGGTTGTAATGTCCATGCACAATAATAGGTTTGGAATCTAGAACCTTACTTCTAGCTTCTAGATAAGTCTCGTCGTAATCATCATCCCCCATTCTAAACTTATAGTAAAGTAACTCTGAGCCCCCTAACCTAATGATCTCATCATCGACTAAGTTAAATAAATTAATATCGTTATTAGTCTGATCAAATAAACTAAGTTCTGTGCCTCCTAAAAGCTCAGGGAGAGGGGGCATGGGTGTAGAGACCCTATATTTTTTCTTATTGGTTGCCATTAGTAAGTAGTGAATCTCGGGGGTTGCTCAATCTCATTCACCAATTCTTGTTGAAGTTTTTCTTTTTCCTGGTTACCTTCTTGTATGAGGGCTGCTCCATTCATCTGGGCACCACCAGCAGGGCCAGGAATAACAGCGTACTTACTTCTGATTCCCCCAAGTACTACTTGGGCACAAGCTAATGCATATTTCTGAACCCAGTTTCTCCACGCAGGAGCTATAACATTAGTATCTATCGCTCTATATTCTAAAATAACTTCCTCAGGGGTAGTACTTGGAGGTGGATATAGCTGTAAATACTGACCATTAATTATATCCCAAGTACCGTCTTGACCCAATATCTTTCTCGTCATCTCCAGTGTAGACTGGAGAAGATAATAATCACCAATACTAAAGTTATTAAAAAGATAGTTGTCCTGGAAATACTTAAGAAAAAAGTCAAATTCTAGAGTTCCTGCTTGAGACTGTATACTTAATAAAGATTTTTTATAAGTTACATTCTCTAAATTATGTACAATCCATGTAGGAAGGGAGTAAATGTTAATACCCGCAGAAGCATCAAATACAGCCATTTGTGTAGCCCAAGAAGGCGCATGATAATCTAGCTTGGTAACTGCCTCATCTATACAAGTCTTAATTTGGTAAGGAGTTAGTTCTACTCTTATAATAGGATGACCCATTCTTGCCAATACAAAACTATTAATAGTCTCTTCAAAAGTATTAAACTCTACTAGAGATGCTTCAGTAGTTGTGTTAAGAGTATCTGGATTTATATCTCCTAGAGGTTTATTATCTAGCATATTATGGGAAATAGGAGTTCTCGCTCCTGAATTACCCCATGCCCTCATTAGTGGTTTACCTATACTAGCCATTATCTACATCCTTATTAAGTTTTTCATTAGAAGATACTATTTTTTTCTTTTTCTTTACCTCAGGTATAAGCTTAAGATAGTTATTATTTAATTCTACCTTGGAGGAAATAATCTCTTGAGGTCTTACTTCGATTATTTCTGACCCAGAGTAGACGAGCATCTTAAACCTACAGGTACTTTTATACTTATACATAATACTTCTACTTTATATAGCCTTAAAACAAAAATAGAGCGAGGAGTTTTTCAACCCCGCTCTATTGTTACTGTAAATTATCTACTTACTAGGACGATACATCCCCACCATTAGAACCAACAGTCTGAGTCCAGCCGCCAAGCAGACC